TAAAACGTGCGGAACACAAGTGCATTCCGCACTCGCATTTTTAATTAGTCGTCCGCCCGACCCGGTAAAACCGGCACCATTTCTAGAAAGCACATGAGATACATTTCTGTCTCATAAACCAACGCTCAAAACTAGAACATGATGGATTTTGTATTTGTACCCTCAAATACATAAAAGGAAGCATTTTTCTAAACGCATAAAATAGACTATTTAAAATGTTAGTCGTCATTCTACTCGGGTGTGTAAAAATCACACCCTTGAAAACGGAAAAAAGTAAAATCCTCCGCTGACCTGGCTGACAATTCAAAGAAGACATCATCAGTACCAAAATTTCTCAAACTTGCATGAAAGAGAGCGCCTTTAGATGAATTCTCAAATAACTGAATAGCACTTTCCGTTCCACTATGACCATTCAAGTCAAAGGCAAGTGAAAATTGATCAATTGAGTAGTAAGGAACTTCAACTTCCATTGGTTTGCTAGGATCAACACGAACGAATCCCACCATAGTGCTATCACTTTCCGTAGAACCTTCGGCAATAATATCTGGAGCCCAAATGGCATTACCAGTTCGGTTAGACAAAATCACTGTTGACGGATAGGAAACATTTCTGACACCATCTGGGTCTCCATTAATTGTAAGTGTATGACGAAAACCACCTTTCATCCCAAGATAACACAATCTCAAAGAAGAGAAAATAGTGTGAAAACAGGTGCCACCTAATGTAGGGGCGTCTCCCGTATAACCAGGAAAATTTGCTGTTGGAAAAGGTGGATATAACGAAGTATTAACGGAAAGAATAAAAGAAGTAGCTACTGCAGAGGGAAGAGGAGCATTATGTCGATAATAACGAAATTCACGTTTGAGTAATGAACGAAAAGATTGTACCTTCTCACCAAAATGGTAAAGAAAGATATTATCCTTATTGTATGTTGACTCATTAAGTGTTTCTCTACGACTCATAGTTCTACTCCCAGTAGTAGTATTCATTTGTTCACCATAGGATGGACCCATCTGAGATTCAGCTACTGCCGTAAAATAACGTCCTTCACGATCAGGTTCTGCAAACTCAATATCCTCAGAATAAGCATAAACATTCACGCGAACAGGGTTATCGTTTGGAGAAATTATTGGTATCGCGGCTCTTAGATAGATAAAACCTGCTGAAAAAGGAGCAGCAGCTTCTATATCTGATGGAGTAGTTGCAGGAGAAGTAAAAAAGTGATCATCTAAATCTATAGTAGAATTAGCTGCTGTTGACGTAAACGAACGAGTATTTGTATACTTAACGTCCAAAGTAACATTCCTATCTTTTGATAGGTCAATCATAGCAATGGATTGTTGATTATAGTCGGTCGTTTTAGAACAAATATTCACAGCATTTTCAGCAAAAGGCTCATAGATCACCATAAAAGTACCCTTATGAAAGGGACTAGCAATCACTTCAAACCTAAACGTGATTGTACCTGTCCAGTATCTGAAATAGGAGGCCACTTTAGCCATTGGAATTGGCAAAGCAAATGCAACAGATTTAACAGCCAAACACGGTGTAACAGGACAAAGAAATAGATTAGTTTGACGTGGAACTGCACTTGAAGAAATAACAAATTCATCAATAAAAGATTCCCTGGCACAAATGGTCTTGAGCGCCATATCATCAATATTAGAATCTGTACTGAAACTAGTAATGGCAAGTTCTTGTTTAGGATCTGCAGTTAATTTATGTGCCGTATCTTTCCCTTCTAGCCAACAATTATTGCTACCATAAACTGGTTTGAAGTAACTAACGGGTTCAAGCACGACCGGTTTTGAAAAACCAAACCACTTTGCAACTGACGACACACCATTAGCCACCATAGAAGTAGCTTTAGCTGCAGAACCAATAAAAGGAACATCTGAAAGTTTCTCACCTATTTTAGAAACAGATGACGCTATTGTAGAAACTGGACCTTCATCCGCATACTCATCTCCAAGTACCCTACTAAGAGCTCCTTTAGCTCCTTGAACAACACTATTGCCATTCATAGATTGAGAGACACCCGACAAAGCCTTTTGAGCAGTGTCTTGCACATTTTCTGGTAACATTTGTTGTTTGAATTTTTGAAAATCTTGAAACATCGCCATCAAATCTTGAGATTCAGCTTCTATCTCATACAAAGTCTCATCATCTTCATGTTTAACACAACACTCTGACAAACAAAAGGACACAACACGAGGAACTATCGAAAATGTTGGCATTTGAGATTCCGCTGTGATATCTATATCCTGAGCTGTAGAAGCGCCCAATTCTGCATTTTCCATGTAAGCAATTACAGTAACATTCCAATCAGCTGCTACGCCAGTGATGGCATCAGTTGCAGACAGAAGACGGGTAACGTAAATTGTCGATAAACCAAGAAACTCTTTAAAGGCTACAGCATTTGTGACAAGATTTGTGTCATTGTTAAGCTTAAGAGCATTACGTGGTGATAACATTGGAATAGTAAGAGAAAAATCAGTATCTTCACCAGCATAAATGCGAAAAACCTCAGGAGACTGAGAAAGATAAGTGTGCAAAACATTCTTACCACGTGATACGCCTTCTTTCTCAATACAATGCTGTAAAACGCGATTCTGTAGCGGAAAAGGTTGATTACTAAACTGCGCATAGCCAAACGTAGAACGCGCAGAACGAGCAGTAACACGAATCGTTAAATTTCCTGATAAAGAGTAGTAGTTGCTAAGTTTAGCACGAACTGCTGCATTATTTGTCCACAACTCATACGGATCAAACTCCAAAGTAGTTACACCACTCAAATCTAACTCTGCTATTACAACGGGACGTGCAAGAAAATTTTTTAGCTCATAAGCAGTATGATGCCCAGAATCAGTTTCAACCATTGGAGATGTTTCTCTAAAATCAGTATACTCAGTATCCATTTTAACATTTTCCTGAGATTCAGCCCTAAACTGTTTGAAACGTCGTGCTCTATCAACAGCCTTTCTGCGTCTCATTTCAAAGAGTAATTCAGTGGCTTCTTTTTGATGTTTTGCTACCTCCTCAAAGTACAACTTTCTGTAATATCTACGAGCGAAGGTATCTGAGTGACCATCTTTTAACTTTTGAAGCTCATAAAGATCAAACTCAATATTTCTTAAACCTTCAAAGAAAAGCGTTTTTCTATCTGTTTCTGGTTCAAAACTAACTTTTCTATCTACTTTTTGTGTATTTTCAACACTTTGTTTTTGTGCGTTTTCTGCACTTTGTTTTTGTTCATTTTGTTCAGTAAGTTAATAATTTAAACTACAGCACTAACTCAAGCAGCTGCAGTCGAGAACGGACAAAATCCCCTATTCCTGGAGGATTGCTCCAAGTTGAGGCGGCTTTGATATTGTCAATAGTGTCCTAAATAAGACTCCGCCTTTAAATACGCTTTCCTGTAAGTCTGAATAAATTACGTTCATCATTTACATAAACAGACTCAGTATATTACACGTATCAGTTTTCTTTCAATTCGCAAAAAAGAAATAACTAAGAAACAGCTTAACTGTATTGATCAAAAAGTTGTGACCAATTGGGGAAATACTCTAAGATTTCATCCTTAGAATAACAAGTTTTAACCCCTAGAATACTAGCAAATCGCTCTCGCAAACTCATATATTCAACTTCAGACTCACATCTAAAGAAGAGCTCGCGTAAAGCAGCAGAACTAGTTTCTACAACTTGAACGTCTGACGAAACCACCTGAGAAGGCAGAATATAAGTCAAACTCTTAATTAAACTATCAGGCTCAAGAATCGCAACATATCGCTGCAAGTGTTTGTTGAACCTAAAAGTTCTCTTAAGAAATGAAGTGGAATCCATATCAACGTACTGATGCTCTTGCACACCTTTAGCCGCTGTAGTGAACTCCATTCCATAAAATTGCTCTACAAAAAATCCGTACGAGAGATTGTTAAACTCGGGTACTTCTTCCTTAACAGAACAAAGCATATCATCACCATACGTCACTGGAAGAACTAAGTGAAAAAAGTCCTCCGGTACATATCTATTGGTGAGATTGCCAGGCAAACCAATGCCTTCTCTCGTACACATATGTACGAAAGAATACAACAGCAAAATTACTCCTCGAAGAGAATTATCTTCTGCTGTCGCATACTTCCCAGATGGTTGAAATCCAGGAGCGATGAAAACGTTTCCGTCCATCACTAACGTTGGAAAAAGATTATCAGCTAGAATACCCTTCACAATCTGCAAAGAATACTCATTATAGCCAAATTTTTTCAAAACGTTATAAACAACTGTGTTCGCAATCACACCAACATCTACAGGCATACTTGTATCATACCCTCCATAATCTCCCTCCATAATTTTAGGAGAGAAATTTTTGAGGGCTTTGTACATGTCATCTGCTTCTGCTGAATGCATATTAATGCCAACTTTTGTAAAAAAGACATCTCTAAACTCGTTCATCATCGAATAAAACGGGAGTAGAAACATCCTATTTACAAGAGTTGCATCATACGGTGACATCGCAAACACTCGTGTTTTTCCTTTTAGAGCTTTTTCATAAGCTCTAGGTTCATCTTTTAGTTGCGCTCCAACAAAAGAATGAGCAAGTTTTTCGTTCTCGTAAGAATTTAAAATTTCAAGAACTTGCTCTTTGACTTCCCAATTAGGCTCTTTGGAATCTTTCTTGAAATCTAATTCCACATCAATATTATGTTTAAACTTCTTTCCAGGAAAAAGCAAACCGGCTGAAGTGGAATTTTTCATAGCCCGAATATAGAAATTTTCAGGAAAGCCATTTTGAGCTACACTCAACGGAAATGGTCTAAGGTTTTCAACTCCACACTCACGCAATTTCTTGCATAAGTATGTTGTCAATGTACCTGCAACCACCTCCATCAAACGAGGCTCAAGTTTCTTCTTAACAACTGAAACTTTTTTAATCCAGTTGTTATAGGGAGCAACATACTCACCTTCACTGTTACGAAAAGATTTCATAACAGGTTTTTGGTACTTTAACATACCATTAGGGAGGTAAGGATCTACACCTATAAGTTCCTCAATGTGTCCAACAAGTGGAGATTCCACTAAGGTACTCTTAGGTGCAATATTAGGCCGTCCAGAAATATGTCCGGC